AAATAGTAGGATCACCTGCGCCATTGCCATTAGTAACTGCAATCTGATTTGCTGTGCCAGTAATTTGACGGCTTGCAACAGTTGTACCGCCTACAACAGCTACCATTCCTGTGCCGCTTAAAGCCGCGATTGCGCCTGCAATACCTGTTAGTTGTAGCGTTGGATCACCACCTGTGCCATCGCCATTAGAAACACTTAAACCACTGCCTGATGTTGCTATAGCGCGGTTAACAAGAGTGCCTGCACCATTCTTAACAACAATACCGCCACCAAGCGCGTTTAACTGCGAAACTGCACCTGTTAATGCAATTTGATAAAAAGATTGTGCACCACCATCAACCAGCGTAATGCCTGTGTTGGTAGATAGATAACGACTGTTAGGAAGTGTGGGCTCTTGATTTTTAGTTAAGAATGTTGCCGTTAGTGCAGGTGATGCAGCAATAGCGCCTGTTGTTGTCTGTACCGTAACGCCATTTTGCACAATAGGCACTGCCTCTGTGCCTGTAATTGCGCCACCCATCTCAATCGGTGTGGCTACCGCACCAGCCTCTAGCGCACCCGCAGCAGGGGCAAAGTAAGCACCAGCACCCAAAGCCGCAGCAGACGCGAGGAAGTTGTGGAAGTACGGGTCTTTGGCTGCAGACAGTAAGTCACCGCCCAGCGTGCCAAAAACGCCCTTGTTTTCAACTGGGCGATACAACGCAGCTTGCTGCGCTACCGTTCCATTAATTGCTGGAATGCCCGTGTTCTCATAGGTGTATGAAGATGGGTTTTTTGGGTCACTTAAAAATACTGGAGCGCCTGTCTGTGGATCGACCAACTGCGCGGCGGTCTCGCCTGTTATTGGCTGCCCTTCCGAAGCGATGGGGTTAAACCTAGATACATTTACATCTCCGTATCGAGTTTGTATTTGGTCGCCATAAACAGATAACGGGTTCTGAGCAAGGATTCCTGAAGCACGCTGCAGCTCTGCAAGTCTATCCGCCTCAATTTTTGCTGCGGCGGCTGCGGTTTCCTCAGGGGAAAAGTCTCTCCACTGACCACCAGCATCGCCTGAGCCTTCATACTGTCCTAGTGGAGCAGCAATGCTTAGGGGTTCCCAGTAAGCACCAGCGTCTCCGCCACCAACCCATCTGCCTTGCGAGGAGCTATATCTAGGATTTTCGTAACTTTCGTCCATACCTTACCCCACATTCACAATGCCGACTAGAGACTTAGCCCAGTCCTGCCATGAATCAAAATTTTGTGTTGACGGAACACCGTTCCGCTCAAAAAAACCGTTACCTGCTAATCCATCGCCCCACTGCTTCCACATGTCTTCAGATACAACACCTAGCTGCTGTGCGGCAAATAGCTCCGCCATAAGTGGACACCACTGATCCCATGTCATACCGCGAGGATCGTAAATGACCATTATGGGTTTCCTGTCGAGCGGACATCGCCAATCTCAGCGGAGAGCAGAACTCGACCCATCTGATAGTTGCCGTTGACGATGTTACTTTGGAATCGCAAGCGCATCTCACGACGCTGCTGACGCATATCCACCTTGAGCGTGTCAGGATCGAATGTGTATGGGTCAGAGACCTCGTCTACATCCTCTGCGTAGCCCTTACCTGTGACGACCACAGACATCTCTTCGGACTGCACGAAGTCGGGTTCAATACGCTCAAGCCGTATCCAGACATTGTTGCCAGCGGGTTGGGATTGACCCGGTCCACCATTCACCCAGCCGATACTATTCGTCTCAAAGAAGCTCTGGATCGCTGTCTCTTGCGTGAGGTTCACACGGTTCACGCCTGTCTCATGCTGCCACAGGATCGTGTTGCCGTCTTCCTCTTCGTTGCCAGCCCAGATAGGGAAGCGGAAGACCTCAGAGAACACGCCAGCCGAGCGGCGAGCACCCAACGCAAACCCTGCGTCGTACCACACCTTCTCACGGACATTGTAAATAATGGCGTTGTTGCACTCTTCGGAGTCACCTGATGGGTAGAACCACCAAATCTCACCAAAGCGTGGGACTTTGCTGACCCACACCTTCTGTCGCTGGTTGTAGTTCAGGTTGTCAAAAAAGAAGTTGGTGTTGGCGTTGTTGGTGATCTCTTGGACGACACCGTTGTACATCAAGAAGCGATCAGTACCAATCCAATAATAAATGCCGTCATACTCAATAACGCACTGACTGGAGAGTATAGATGTCTGCGTCGATATAATGTCATAGCGCCAGTAAATCGTTCCAGAGCCTACGGTTTGGGGGGCATAGGACACCCTAATGAGACTGTCCAGTGACCAGAACAAGCCACTAGGAGAAGTAGTACCGCCACGCACAGGCAGACCTTTAACAATCTTGCCTGTCGCCACATTGTTTGCGTTTGCATCTGCTGCCACCCAATTCTGAAAGTTACCCGCTGACGAGTTCTGAATCAGACCGTTGTTGCCGTACACAAACAAGAATGGATAGATCAGAACGCAGCCGCCAGATACATTGATCTGGTTGTCAAATGTCAGCGTCTCTGTTGATGTCACGGTTGCGGCGTTAGAGAACACCACGCTTGTGTTACCGCCCGATGGGGTAGCGCTCACGACCGTCGTGCCAACAGGGATGCCTGTGCCAGTCACGAGCTGACCTGCGCCTACACGAGCGTCTGTGCCTGTGATCGTGCCTGTGGTGGTCGAATTCAGCGCCACAGAGGCTGTGAATTGACCCACGGGAGACATCGCCCCACCGGGGTAATTCCCGATCAGGACAGGTGTATCGACCGAGTTATCGATGTGCACGAGGTTTTGCCCCGGATGCGCCACGATCGTCTCTGAGCCGCTTCCGTCGGTGTCGTAACCAATATCAAACTGCCACAAGTTTGTGTCGCTTGCGGTGAATCCTGAGGTCATCGTGATGGGGTTTGGACCTGACCCCACGCCGTCATCGTGATCGGTGACCCAGTACTCTAGACCGTTGTTGTATCCCGAATAGACATAGTTCAGTCCATTGTTCGGGTTCATGATCATGCCACGGGAGATGCTCGTAGCGTTCTGGAAGATGCCCTTGTAGCCACCTATCTTGCGGGGGCGACCACGCTGAAAGCGCACCCATCTCCCATCCACATACATCGTGGAGTCGAATATCGTTCCGTCCCGCTGGATACCGGGGAGGATATTGAGCGATATAACCTTCGCGCTCAAAATGTTCCTCCAGAGATACCTGCTGGTACAGCCAACCCTGTAGCTGTAAGCGTCATGGCGGCAGAGCCGTTCAAGGAGAATCCGATCTGATCTGTGGCTGGCTGATAGATACCTGTGTTGGTGTCACCAGTGAAGTTCAGCGATGGGGATGCGGCAGAGCCAGTACCAATCGTCAACGATGTGATCGATCCACCCGCTGCCGAGCTTGAGTTGTAGACATTCGTGCCATCACAGACAACTGTCAGCGTCTGCCCTTGAGGCACAGTCACTGTGGCTGCACCTACAGCCGATGTCTTGAATGTGATTGAGTATGAGCCTGTCGTCTGGTTGTTCAGGTAATAAATCTGAACCGTGGATGGCAGAACGATGATCACATTACCTGTGAGCGCACCGAAGTATTCCTGCACCACATTGGCATACTCAACAGCGCTCAGGGTGTATGTGCCTGTCGTGACTGTCTTTGCAAGCTGCGTGTAAGCAAAGGTGTTGCTGCGACCGTATGCAAAGGTGCTGTAGCCGTTTGTGCCGTTGGAGACGATTACAAGCGACTCAGTCAGTTGTAGCTGCTGCGTGGCGTTTGTGTCGATCGTGTCTGTTCCGCTTGGAGTGAGCGTCACAATGCCCGATCCGCCGTTGCGAACCATCACAAACCAGCCGTTGCCGACCGATGATGCGGTAGGCAGTGTGATCGTTCCTACGCCACTTGACCACACCAAGAACTGTGCGCGGTATGTGTTGTTCAGCGTGACATCAGAAAAGACTGACGACTCTTGATATGTCTGGTTCAGTGTCGTGTTGATCGCTGTCAGACCGTAGCCAGCAAGCGTTGCTGCGTTAGCGGCTGATGTGCCAGCACCGAATGTGAATGACTCCCACACGCCGTTGTCGGTGGTGTTGTCAGTCACATAGATGTACTCAGCGATCCCAGAGGCGATCGATACGATCGTGTTGCCAGAGATGTCTGTGACGGTGAATGCATTCGATCCGATGTTGCGGATCAGTACGCTCTGACCAGTCGATACCTGCTGCGCCGATGGCATCAGGAGGTCAAGGCTTGCGACTGTTGCGTTTACCTCGATGATTGAGGCGACGACATTCGATGTGTTGCCGTTGACGGGCCATTGAAGCGCAGTGTCAACGGAGATGGTCAGCTCTTCATATCCCACCTGTGATGGGGAGAGTGTCTGACCTGTGAACGGGTTGACATAGGTAGTCATAATTTCCTCTTACGAATCCACGACGACCGCAGAACGATCACCCACGCGAGTAATATCCTCTGCCTTGAGCGCCGCCATCGCCATGTCGTACTTCTGTTGGAAGATTTGGCGCTGATCATCCTTGAGGTAGATCACCGCTTGAAGAAGCGTGCCAAATAGCATCGCATTTGGGGCATTGTTCGTGATCCAGTTCGTCTGATTCTCGGACGACAATGGCTCAAGCCGCTCGTAGTACAGAACCTCAAACTGATAGTCATCATCAGGGGTCGGGGCAACCAGCCAGTGGTCGTAGTCGTAGTCGCCGTAATAGATCGGCAGACCCGTCGATCCCTCGTTGTTGTATGACTGCAGGTACTCAAACTTGCGCAGGAATACAGGGCTCTTCTGTGTGCCTGTATTGACGGTCATGGAGACGGTTTTGCGCCACCTTGCTGGCTTTTGCAGGATAGGGTTGCCAATGCTCATATTGGCTTGCACAACCTGAATCTGCCCAAGCGTCTTGATCTGCTGAGCAATCTCAAACTCAGCCAAGGTAATGAAGGTGGGGATTCTTTCAACGACGGAAGCGTCACTACGCTCAAGATATTGCTTGATCGTAGACACTAAATTATCGTAAGTTAGGGTGAATGAGGTCGTCATAGCGCTTCCCTGATGGAATTTGTCTGCGATTTATCCCAAAGCGCCTTATCAAACATTTTACTCTCTATTCCTGACTATTGAAATAGCTCATTAGCTTGTCGTAATGGGCTTGCCGATCGTCCAATCCGTTTGTTCCGCCATTGATCCGACGGGTCATGCCCTCGACATTACCCTCATCGGCGTAGTTGTTCAGATTCCGTGTTGACCAGAACCATCCAGCCGACTCCGCAGCCAGATCAGGCTCAGCGACCAGATCAGGCTTGGTCAGGGCTTCGTTGTCGCACTTCATCGCAAAGGCGGCGTAATTGTCTTTGCCAGTCAATTGAATCAATCCACGACCACGGTACTTCCATCCGTCACCGCTTTCCTCGTCACCGTTACCCATCCGATCGCAGTAGGCGCGATTTGCGATCTTTTCTGGCTTCATAGCGTAGGCGTTGGCGACATCGGCGTTCGGGAATCGTGAGGGCCACACCCGCATCAGGCTCTCAGCGCGGTAATTAAGGTTCTCCGACACGAACTTCAGCCCACCAGACTCATGAGCGATCTGGCTCAAGAATCCTGCAATCCGAAGTGGCGTATTGATCTCAAATCGCTCGCAAGTAGCGTTCAGTGCATCCGCCCACTTGTCAGCCATAGCCTCGTCACAGACCCCACCACCGATCAACAATTCCTTACTTACCAGCATGTTCAATTTCCTTTGATTTGCGTTTTTCAACCATGTCTGCAACCTTTTCCACCGTGCGACCACCGAAGTAAAACGACATGATTATTATGCCCCACTGACCAAGCAGCTCCACATACTGCTTGTGTGTGTCGATATCAAACGCCGACATCATTGCAAAGGTGAAATAGCCTCCCAGAATGATCAGGAGGGTCATAGGGCGGATATTCTTGGACAACCAAGAGTCTGATGCCATGTCAGCAGAATGACGCTTGGTGAGCTCCTGTTGCTCCTGCAGATCAGCATTAAGCTGTGCGAGCTGACCCGACTGTTGCAGCTCCAATAGCTTGAGCTTTGCTTGCTCGGCTGCTGTGGCATCAGGGAATATCTTGTCGATAATCTTTGAGCCGATGTTCAGGATGTCGAGGATTGGGAACATGATTACCCCTTGATGATTTGACTTTTGATCCAGTCCTTGGCGCGGATGCACCAAGCCTTGAATGCTGCCCACTTCTCATTAATCCAAATCATTTTCGTTCCTTTATGATCTTGTTTGCTGCGATGGTTAGCATATCTGATACAAAATGCTCGTCTGGCTTGTCCTTCCAACCCGCAGTGATCTGACCAATAAACAAGTTGATCTCTGGCGGTACGCTGATGCGGCAGGTGTATGTCACGCCCTGCTGTATGTACCATAGACCAGCCTCGCTCTGTGGTCGCTTGTACTCACCACATGGCACTTCGGAACTCATCAAACGCACTACATCAGAGTTATTCTGCTGGTTTGTAGTAAACAACCCAACATCCAACCCTTCTAGCTTCTTCTCACGACTTCCGTCCTTGCTGTAAGCCCGAAGCAAGATTCGCTTGTTCAATATCGGATTGACAGAAAATATCGTAATAACTTCTGCGCCTGTCTGCTTGAACAACAACTGTGCGGCATCGTCAAACTGGCTTTCATTGAGCTTGGGTAGCTCCTGCGACTTCATGTACACGCTCAGGAACAGACCTTGGTTCTGCCAAGCAAAGTACCCAATACCGCCCAGCAAACCCAACAGAACGACCACAAAGAGCTTGAATGGGCTGTCAATGTATGTCAATACTGACATGACATTTTCTTTCGCCTCTTTCACTTGTCCACCTTGGAGTCGAGCTTCTCATAAAGCTTGTCGAGCAACAACTCGATCCGATCAAAGCGCTTGTCCATATCAGCACGAAAGCCCTCGACCTCGGACTTCTTGACATAGTTCTCACTGACATGCAGACGGATAGCTGCTATGTCCTCACGCAGCTCCTTGACCGAGTCCCACAATTGACGGGCAAACCAACCCATCACAGCCAGAGCTGTGCCACCGCCCAAGTTGATGATTTGCTGCCAATCCACGCTAGAACCCCTTGAGTGTCTTTGCCAATCTGGCGCGTTGACCAAGCTTGCCCGACTTCTTTGCCGCAGCATCTAGCTTCTTGGCTGGGATTTTCTTGTCGGCAGGAACGCCTAATGCCTTGTGTAGCGCACCGGGCTTCTTGATCGCCTTCTGAATCCATTTCTCAGCCATTTCACACCTCAGAGATTATTTGAATAAAAACCGATGCCGTTTTTGGGCAATAAATATGTCCATCCGTGGGCAATATTACCGCTTACCCAGTTGGGATTGTCGCTCTGAATGTGGACAAAATTGCCCTGCCCATCGTTCACACGATTCCCTGTCATGTAGACCCTATTATCGCCATAAATATCCACTATTGGCTGTGAATACCCTACAGAGGCGGTCTCAATAATGTTGTTGACTAGGTGGATATTGTTTGTCCCTGCGGCAGCGCCTAGTAGCTGGAACGCTCCTGATTGGGCTTGGAAGCGGGAATTGGATACTTGGATGGAGTTGCTGTTGGCATTCCCACCCACGGAAATCTGTGCGCCATTGGCGTAGTTGAAGTAGCAGTTATCAATCTGCAAAGCACCGCCTGACATATTCTCCATCAGCAAGAATGGCTGTGTCTGTCCGCTTGTGAAGTAGCAATTGCTGAACTGTAGGATGCCGCCTGTGAAATGCACGCCACGCAAGGTAGGTGTGCTTGCCAAGGTGATGTATGAATTGACGACCTGTAGCGATCCTGCGGACATCTGAATGCCGTTGAAGGTGTCAAACCCTGAGTCGGACATATACACCCAAGGATCGCCTGTTAAACCCTTGTGGAGGGACAAACCAAGGCTAGAGATGTTCAGGAATTCATGTAGGAATAGCCCATCCACACGCC